AAATCATCCTAATTGGAAAGGTGGTGTAGCATTAAGTCCATATTGTTCTATATTTGGAAATATTGAATTTCGTGAGATAATATATAAACGAGATTATAATACTTGCCAAAATTGTGGAATTACAAGATTAATGAGTTATAAAATATTTAGTCAAAAATTGAGTATTCACCACATAGATTATAATAAGAAAAATTGTCTTCTCGAAAATTGTATAACTTTGTGTAATAAATGTAATACTAAAGCTAACTACCACAGATGGATGTGGGAATTGATATATAAAGATAAACTGGGTTTATTTGATTAATAGGAGTCAAAAGAAATGAAACAAAAACTATTTAAAACGTCGACAATCGAGATCAAATCTAAAGATGAAGATGCCAGAGAGATAGTCGCAATTGCTTCAAAAGAAATCAAAGACAGAGACAACGACATTATAAGAATAGGAACAACTGCAAAAGATGGTATTAATATCGTTGAATATAAAAAGAATCCCGTAATATTATTTGCACACGATTCTCATTCACTCCCCATAGCTAAAGCGACAAAAATTTGGAAGGAAGATAAAAAATTAATGGTGAAGATTCAATTTCCAACCCCTGAAATAAGTTCAATGGGTGACACGATTTATAAATTAATTAAAAATGATTATTTAAAGTCTTTATCTATTGGGTTTAGACCATCATGGGAAACTGCGGTGAGAGATGAAAAGCAAGGTGGTTGGGACTTCAAAAATTCAGAATTATTCGAAATATCTATAGTTCCTATTGGAGCAAATCAAGGAGCAACCGTGATTTCTAAAGATTTTAAACAGGCAGTTGAAGCAAATGTGATTGATGAACTAGAATTGAATGAACTTGAACTATACTTAAAAGAATTGAAACCTGAACCTGAAGTTGAAGTTGAACCTGAAATTAAGAAGGATGCTGATATGGGTGAGAAAGTAGAACAAAAATCAAATGAAACGACTATTGAGAAAAGTGAACCTGAAGAAGTAGATCCATATGAGTGGTTATTTGAAATTGCTGAAGAAGAAACTAAAAACAAAGACGTTTATGAAAAAATTTATGATTTATTGATGAAATAACCGAAAGGTTTTTCTATATACTCTGATACAAGTATTGAGATAAGGGACAAAAGTCTAAAATCTAAAATTGTACTTGAGGTAGGAGAATTTATTATGAGGTACAATTTAAAATGGAAAATGACAAAAAACAAGCTGTAGTTGAGCTTATGAAAGAAGCAAATAAAGAGTTAGTTGATGAAGTTAAAACATTAAAGGCAGATATTGAGTTGTTAAAAGCGGCACCTGCTAAAAATACTGAATTTCTAAAAGGTTCCGGTATTGAAGTAGGTCGACCTGATTATTACAAAGGTTTTAATTTCAAAGTTCAAGGAACAGATCAACCTGATTTGCTTCCTAAAAATGATAAAGATCGTGATCGTGTAGTTAAAGAAGTTATTGATATATTTTCAAAGTATTCAAAGAACCCTCTTATTCAAAAAGCAGCTATGCAAGAAGGAACATCTGGAGAAGGTTCGGAATACGTTCCAGAACAATGGTTCAATACAGTTATTGAGAAAGCTAGATTAGTTTCAGTGGCATTAACTGCCTGTAGACGCTTTCCTATGGCTGGGAATGTTCTTCATATTCCTAAACAAGGAACTTCGGTTACATTAACATATGCGGCTGAAGAAAACGCGTCCACGGAAAGCGAACCTGGTTCTGCTGATGTAGACATCACCGCGAAAAGATATGGTCTTTGGGGCACAGTGTCTCAAGAACTTTTAGATGACGCAATGATTGATATTTACTCTTATATCACAAGAGATGCTGTTGAAGCAGCTGGTCAAAAAATTGATAACCTAGTTTTCAATGGTGACGCATATGCTTTTACTGGTATTCTTGGTGGTGGTTCTACTGATGTTACTTTTGGAGCTTCAAATACGGCTACTAGCTATACAGATATGGTGTCAAGAAATTTCTTTGACGCTATTTATTCATTAGCTGGAATTAGACGTAGAGGAGCTAAATGGTATTTACCAAGAGAAATTATGCCTTATGTTATGAACTTGAAGTTTGGTGCTTCTGACTCTGCTTTAATGTCAGTTAACCCTTCAGCAATTGCAGGTTACCCATTTGAAGAAGTTGAAGCTATTACTGGAACAGATGCTACTTCAACTGACTTTATTCTTTTTGGTAATCTTGATAATTATGCTTTAGGTGTACGTTCTATGTCTCAAGGAATTGAAGTTAATCCTTGGGCTGGTACACAATTCAAGCAACACCAAGTTCTATTTAGATACTTCTTACGTATGGCTGGTGCTCCAATTTTCGCGGACCACTTTGTCAATCTTAAAACTTTATAATGTTTTTAATATGTTATATTATAGAGGGTTTATTATTTAAACCCTCTTTTAGGGTGGTAGCTCCAGTAATGGGGAATGCCAACTCATTCCCCGCCCTATTAATAACCTAGTTGGAGGTAATAAAATGCCAAAAAAAGGATATAAACAAACAGAAGAACACAAAAGAAAAATTGGTAAATCAATAACAGGTAAAAAAAATGGAATGTATGGTAGAAAAAGATCAGAAAGAGTTAAAGAAATAGCAAGTAAAACACATAAAAATAAAAAGTTATCAGAAGAACATATAGAAATATTAAGACAAAAAGCAATAAACAATAACCCAAGATATTGGAGTGGAAAGAAAAATCCTTATATAACAGGTGATCTTCATCCATGTAAAAGACCAGAAGTTAGGAAAAAAATAAGTGAAGCAAGAATAGGCAAATATGCAGGAGAAAATCACCCAAATTACAAAGGTGGTAAATCATTTGAACCTTATTGCCTAGTTTTTTCAGACAAAGGTTGGAGACAAATGATTTATGAACGAGATCATAATACTTGTCAAAATTGTGGAATTACTAAAATGTTAAGTTATAAAGTTTTTGATGTAAATTTACATATTCACCATATAGATTATGACAAGAAAAACTGCGGTAGAAACAACTGCTTATTACTTTGTTTGAGTTGTAATACTAAAGCTAACTACCACAGATGGATGTGGGAACTAATATATAAAGATAAACTGGGAGTATTTAATTAATATGATAGATAACAATAAATATATATTTATTTGCGATTCTTGTAATAAAATAATTACTAACATAGATATTAATAAACCATTGAAATGCCCCAAGTGTGGTTCTAAAAGAATCAATATTTTAAAAGAGTATTTAACCAAGGAGAACTAATATTATGGCACTAGTAGCAAATGCTTTAGTAACGGTTGATGAAGTTAAAAGTTATGTTAACATAACTACTTCAATTGATAATCTTGAAGATACTCTTGAAGATTTAATTAATAGAGTTACTGACTGGTTTCATAGAACTTGTGGTGTTGAGCAGTTTGAAGCTAAAAATTACACGGAATATTATAACGGAACAGGTACAAATGAACTAATGGTTGATCAACGACCTATTAATTCAATTTCAATTTTAGCGGATGATATTGACTGGCAGTGGACTTCAGATACTTATTTTGATTCTGACGATTATGCAATTTTAGATGATATGATAGTTTTAAAAGATGAAATATTTACCGAAGGAATTAGAAATATAAAAATTACTTATAACGCTGGGTATTCAACTATACCTGATATACTAAAACAAGCATGTATAGATGAGGTAGTTAACTTATATAACAGGAGAGAAGACCTAGATTTATTAACAAAAACATATGCTGACGGTGGTTCTATTACTAGATCAACAGATCCAATGTTACCAAGAACCAGAGATATACTAAAAAGATTTATGGGGGTTGGTATTTATTAATGAAAGTAAAAGCGGAATTGGATAAAAATTCTTTAAAACAAATCGCAAATGATAAGAAAAACTTTGAAAAAGGAGTTTTAGTTGGTGTTAGAAATGCAATGTTATTTGTGGAAAGAGAATCTAAATCTAGTTTTGGGAAACCAGGTAATTTAAAAGTTAAAAGCGGGTTATTAAGAAGTTCTATCTATAGTAAAGTTCAAGAAGCACGAGATAAAATTATAGGTTCAGTTGGTTCAAATGTAATTTATGCACCTGTGCATGAGTTTGGAAATTTTAAAACTCCTGCGAGACCATTTATTGAACCAGCATTTTCAAATAATATTGAAAGAATAAATGAATTAATCGTCTCATCTATTGACAAAGAGGTTAAACTATAATGCAGACAACTACCCGAAAAACAATTATTAATAATCTGAAAAAAGATTTGGAAGAACACTTAAATTCTTCAGAAGGTTATAACACAGATGTTGCAGAGGTCCGTTCTGGAATTTATATGTGGGAAGACTTCAAAGTTAAACCAGCAATTTCAATTTGGGCATATGAAGATGAAATTGAAGAATATTTGATGGGTAGGAATAAAATAAGGTTATTAAGTATTTATTTATACGCTTTTGCAAAAACAGACATTATTTCAAATAACAATGTAATTTATGATTTTATGGAAGACATAGAAAACTTTTTAGAATCTTCACATTTTACATATTACGAAGATGTTATTATTGGAAAGACTATGGTCTACACAGGCGGAAGTCAAGATCAGGCAGCAATTGGATTATTAGAAATACAAGTTAGATATAATCAAACATAATATAGGAGTAAACTAGCATGGCAACAAAAAGTGGAACAAACGCAACTGCTAAAATAGGATCAACAACTATTGCAAATCTTGCAAATTGGACAATTAGTGATAATACGGAAGCATTAGAAGCTCCGGTTTTTGGTGACACAAATAATAAGGTTCATGGCATGGGTACTAGAAAAGTATCTGGGTCAGTATCTGGTTATTTGGACGTGGACGATACCAATGGTCAAGAAGCTTTAAATTCTGCATATACTGACAGAACATCAGTTATAGATTTTAGATTATATATTGATGCAACTACTTATTACTCACCGGACACAGTAACTGACACAGATGCTTGTGTTTATATTACATCAGTAAATATTTCAGCAGCTCAAAATGAAATTATACCGGTGGAATTTACCTTTGTAGTGTCAGGTGCATGGACAAGAACATAATCATTAATTTTACAGGGGGAAATTATGATAGTTATAGATCGTAAAAAATCAAAAAGTGAGTGGGTCCAATACGATGAAGAAGTTTCATTCCTAATACGTCCTTTTCCGATTTCAGAAAAAACACTATCCCCTTCCGGTTTAAATATTTACGAAGTTCTATTTAAAAGAGCAATGTATTGCTTACAAGACTGGAAGGGAATAGTAGACGTGAATGGTAATGAAGTTAAATGTGATCCTGACAACAAAAAATTCATTTTAGATTATTCAGAAGAAATTATTAACTTTGTTTGTGAAAAAAGTTCTGAACTTGGAAATAAAATAGTTAATATGCCAGTAAAAAAAACTTAATTGAATTTGTAGATTTTATATTTAAAAAAGATAGAATTTCATGCGAAACCTGCATAGAGATGTCTAAAAAGAAAAACAAATACCCAAATTGTAAAGAATGTAAAGTTGGGTTTGTTGAACTAGCTGAAGAGAATTGGGAACTTATAGGTATAGTTGAAAAGTATGGTCTACAAGTTTTTTCAAATGGCATGGGTGGTATTAATACTGAAGCAATTAAAAACATTTTAGAGAACGAAGGTTACACCGGTCAGGAATATCAAAATCTTTTTCATAGTATGGTTATTTATTTAACAACATTAATTCAAACCAGTCACAAGACAAAGTAAACAGGAGACTACATGGCAACTAGTTCTAGAAACATAAAATATACCATTACAGTTGATGAGAAGGGTGCCATTACCGGAATTGAAAAATTTGGAAATGCTGTTAAAAGTTCTGGTAAAAAGTCTGAAAAGTCTTT